TGGTACGCCGGATCAATCTGCAATACATGATAACGCCCGTGCATATTACCGTTACAGCATACCCAACGGTATCGATCCCGAGGGCCACCCATTGCACCCCGCCCAATACCACCAAACGGCGGTACATTTGGATGGCGATTTGTACGATCTCAAATACGACCACATAACCGAGGCCGCACCCCGCCATGTAAAACGTACAAAACCAACACAATTGCGTGGATCTAGCGTAAAAACGTACGATATGGCCATGCAAGATCCCGAGGTACGGCGCAATGTGGCAAACGCCGTTGGTGCATCCATACAAGGCAACACCGCGCGCAACATCGAGTGCCCACAATGTGGCAAACGTGAGGTGTATTTTTCAATCGATCCCACATCCATTGGTGCCGTTGTTTGGCCACGCTGTAACAGGCAAGATAAATGCGGATGGTTTGGCACCCTTGCAAAATTAGTACATTAACCCCCAACCCCTAACCACAGGTAACAACATGAAACGTAAACATTTTACAAAACCGCCGAATCTAACCACGTTTGGCAATTGGGTGTATTGTGAGATATTCACCCGCAACATTACGATTAACGAAATGGCCGCACAGCTTGATGTATCGGCACCCACATTTAAAAACTGGATGGATGGCAGCCGCCCAATACATGGCCACCGCATTTTGGAAATATGCGCCATATTGGCCGCCGATATGATGGATTATAATTTATTGGTAATCAACGCCATGCGTGCGTTGCCTAGTTATCGCCAAACATTTTATAAACAAAAGGGGTTAGAAAATGCCAAACATTAATTTACATTTGGGTGATTCACTCGAGGCCATGCGCCAAATGCCCGATAACCATTACACGTTGGCCATTGTGGATCCGCCGTATGGTATTAACCGCAGTTCGCAAACATTAACAATTTGTAAAAACCCCAAACATAATAGAAAATTTTTCAAAGATAAAGGGTGGGATAAAACAATCCCAACAAAAGAATATTTTGATCAATTGATGCGCGTATCACAAAACCAAATCATATGGGGCGGTAATTATTTTGTAAAACATTTAACAGGATCCATGGGTTGGATCGTATGGGATAAAGCCCAATATGGTTTATCTATGAGTGATTGCGAATTAGCGTTTTCAAGTTTTCAACGGGCCACCCGGGTTTGGAAGATGAACCGCTTTATTTTACAACATGAGGGGGGCACAATACACCCAACACAAAAGCCCATTGCACTATATGAATGGTTATTAGATAATTACGCCAAACCCGGCGATACCATATTGGATACACATTTGGGATCGGGATCTATTGCTATCGCATGCCACAATTGCAATTATGATTTGGATGCATGGGAAATTGATCCCGAGTATCACGCAAACGCCGTTGCACGTTTACAACAACACACCGCGCAATTGCGTTTATTTTGAGGGGTTAGAAAATGCCAAACATTAATTTACATTTGGGTGATTCACTCGAGGCCATGCGCCAAATGCCAGATAACCATTACACGTTGGCCATTGTTGATCCGCCGTATGGGTTTGGTGATAAAAAAACAAATATACTCAATTTCAGGCAAAACGAGCAACATCGCGATTGGAATATTGCGCCGCCTGATGAATACTTTGATCAATTGCGCCGTGTGAGTAAAAACCAAATCGTATGGGGTGGCAATTATTTTGGGTATTTGTGGGCCAATGGTTGCCGTTGTTTTGTTTATTGGCATAAAGGCAACCCCGTACCCAATTTTGCAGATGGCGAGCTTGCATACACATCGTTTGATCAAAATGCCCGTTGTTTTAATTATCGTTATTATGGTAACCATTGTGGGGATACGGTGCACAAACAGAAAAAATTTCACCCAACACAAAAGCCCGTGCAGCTGTATTTGTGGCTGTTAGATACGTTTGCCAAACCCGGCGATACCATATTGGATACACATTTGGGATCGGGCTCTATTGCATGCGCCTGTTATGATGCGGGGTACGATCTCGATGCGTGGGAAATTGACCCCGAGTATCACGCCGCCGCCACCGCACGATACAAAGAACATAGCCGCCAAACGAAATTATTTTAAAAATAAATGTATACAAATGTACACAATGTGTTATTCTTTATTTGTACCCGATGGGTCATTAATCAATAACCGAGGCAACAAAATGATTACACAAAATAAAGGCAAAACCGCAATTGTAGGCAAAAAAACAAAACACACAATGATTGTTGGCAATGTTGAACATGTACGAACGAGTACAACACAATACAAATATGGCGTTGTGGTTGAATTTTTTGATAATGCATTTGTAATTTGCAGTAAAAACCCAATCACCGAGGGCCGTGTAAAAAGCGAACCATATCAGGGTTTAACTAGTTTGGTTGGCGCAGCTTGGAACGAGAAAAAAGCGATCAAACGCCAAAACCAACAAATGGTAAACCAATGGATCCAAAATGGCGATCTACGTATGCATTTCTTCACATTTAATCAATAACAACAACCATGGGCCCCACGGGGCCCATTTACCGAGGCAAACAACATGGCACAATACAAACGCACCAAAATTGTAAAACTAGAGACACCACGCACCCGTGTAACCCCACGCAATGAAACCATTACCCGCACACATGCCGTTATGGTATACGTTGCAGGCGATTGGGCGGAATTGGGCGCATATACAACCGTTGAGGTTGCAACCCATTGGGCGCACAAATACCAAACCGATAACAAGCTGTACAACGCATTTGCACGCACCGAATTGTACGCACGCAAATATCCCGTTGTAGAACAATAACAACCACGGGCCCCACGGGGCCCATTAACCGAGGCAACAACATGAACAACAACGATTTTGATTTACGGCGGTGGGCATATTGCCGCCAAACCAGTATAGAGATAGCACAGGCCATTTACGAATTGGCAAACGGCGATTTGGCCACCATGCAACGCATTTATGATGCGCCAACCGATCATGAGCGCGATCAAGTATTGCAAATGGCGTGGGGCACCGCCAAACCGAGTTTAAACACATTGTTTTGGGGATGGCCGCAACCATTTGAGCGGCCAACGGATGGTGCCAAATGAGTAACGATACAACATTTACAATTTGGCTAAATTCCACAATCCAGAATATGGAATTAACGCGGCGTGCATTTGCACAGCTCGCCAACGTTGGGTACCAAACATTGCACCCATGGCGTTTGCGGGATTTTGATCCGAGCATGATTACATTTATCAAGGTATGCAGGGCCGTAGCCAAACTAACCAACCGCCCATTGCATGTGGTATTATTTGAGGCCATCCAAACAACAAAAGCATTTAAAACAACACAGGATACAACCAATGCCAAACATTAACGAAATTATAAAACAAACCGGGGTAATCGTAGATAACACCCATTGCCCACAATCGGGCCATTTGCCAACGTGGCACATTTTGCGCAAATCACCCGCCAAATACGATAAAGAGGGCAACATAACCAAATTGCCCGCCGCCATTAATTGCCGCCACAATTTGGCGTTGATACTCGAGGGTGATCCAAAATACGAAACATTGGCATATTGCGAACATTCCGATCGGTTGTTGTTTCATGGGGCCATGATTGAGCCCGCGCAAATCCAACAAATTGCGTTGGATCTCGAGCGTGATTACCGCCTTAAATGTAAGGATAACGAGCTAACGGGGGCCATTATACGCGTTGCCAACATGAATCAGGTTGAGCCAATCAAGGAATGGTTAACGCAGCTGCCAACGTGGGATGGCACAAACCGCATTGGTGGTATGTTTACCGAGTATTGGGGCGTTGAGGTACCGCCCACGGATGATGAAAAGGATTTTTTGTACACCCTTGCAATACGTTGGATGGTATCATTAGTGGCCCGTATTATGGATCCCGGTTGTGATGTGCACACGGTGTTAACATTGGTTGGCCCAAAAGGTATGGGCAAATCCCGTGGGTTGCGGGCGTTGGCATCCAAACCATGGTTTAGTGATTCCAATATCAACATTACCAACAAAAGCGCGTACGAGCTGTTACACCAATCGTTGGTTTGGGTTTGGGAATTGGCCGAAATGCACGCATTGCATGGCCGTAGTGCGAACAATGCCAAAATGTTTTTAACGAGTGCGGCGGATCGATACCGGCCAACGTGGGGTAAAACACCCGTGCACCGTAAACGCCGTACGGTATTTGTAGCCACCACAAACGATTACCAATTTTTATCCGATGGCCCCGAACGTAGATTTTGGCCATTGCAGGTTGCCAACAAAATAAACGTTGATTGGATTGAGGCCAACCGCGATCAATTGTTTGCCGAGGCGTTGCATATGTACCGCGCGGGTACCAAATGGTATTTAACCGATACTGAAGAAATAACGCTAGAGCGTATGCAACAAGCGTACATCATTAGTGATCCATGGGCCACAGCTGCACAAACGGTTTTACAGGATGGCAACCCCGAAAAACTACCAACAACGGATGATATTATGGATGCGTTGGATATTCCAAAGGCGCAACGCAATGTTGGGTATTCGCGGCGCATTTCGCAAATATGCCGTGATTTGGGTTACATCGTTAAACAAAAGGGCGGCCAGCGTGTTTGGGTGCCACGTAGGGGTGGCAAATGATACGAATTGGATCTTTATTTGCAGGCATCGGTGGTTTTGAATTGGGAATTGAACGAGCGATCCCCAATTCGCATACCGTTTGGCAAGTAGAACAAAATACATTTTGCCAATCAATTTTGCATAAACATTGGCCCAACGCCACAATTTACGATGATGTACGCACCGTTGGTGCACATAATTTACAACCAATAGATATTTTATTAGGTGGTTTTCCGTGTCAGGATATATCCACCGCAGGATTACAACGAGGTATTAAAAATGGCACACGCTCCGGTTTATGGTGGGAAATGCACCGCATTATCATGGAATTACGACCCCGAATCGTTATCATGGAAAACGTATCAAACATACTTTCCGTGGGCGGCACCGCCGTTATTGGATCGCTTGCCAACATCGGGTATGATTGTGAATGGAGCGTTATATCAGCTCGACAATTTGGTGCACCCCATCAACGCAAACGATGGTTTGGCGTTGCCTACCCCCACGGCATCAGATCCAACAAAACACGGCACAAGCGGATTACATCAACGGTTGGTACACGGGCGCAAATACACGCCGGGACACTACAAGGCAAAAAAACATGTGGAACAACCAAAACAAATGAGTTTACCAACACCAACATGCCACGATGTAAAAAACGCCATGAGCCCATCATGTTGGAAACGGGCATCGGATCTAGGGGTGGAGATCGCCAAATTAGAGGGTTACACATCAGAAACTATTGGCAACAAGAAAAGGATCCATCCCGACTTTGTAACGTGGATGATGGGATTCCCGATCGATTGGCTAAATTAAAGGCGTTGGGCAATGCTATCGTACCGCAATGTAGTGAGTACATCGGCAAACGTGTTTTGGCATCGGGTTTGTTGGATGATTTGATAAACCAATAATTGCACCGTTGCATATTGTATGCAAATCAATCGGCTATATTGTACCAACAAACCACATGGGGGTACAATATGGCCATTTGCTTTTTAGATACTGAAACAACCGGGTTGGATAAACAACGCCATGAAATTATAGAGATCGCAATAATCGTTGTTGATGGCGGCAAGCTAAGGGTATACAACACGCGTATATTGCCAACACACATTGCCACCGCCGATCCCGTGGCGTTAAAGATCAACGGTTATACACCCTCGGGTTGGGCCGATGCGCCAACGTTCAAAGAACAGGCACAAACTATTGCGGATCTAATTTGTGGTAACGTTGTGGTTGGGCACAATGTACAATTTGATATGGGCTTTATTGAGAAGCAATTAAAGGCATCAGGGGTGCCCGTGCCACGTATTCGCACCGTTGATACTTGTACGTTGGTACATGAGCATTTGATCCCGATTGGATGCACCGGCCATGGCCTCGATAAAGTACGGGCATATCTCGGTTGGGTACGCCCCAATGCCCATACGGCGTTTGTTGATGCCATGGATTGTTACAAGCTGTACAAACTATTGGTGCGGGCCTCGGTATGGCAACGGTTTAAAATATGGGCGTTGCATCATTTGCGGCCATATCTGAGTAATGCAAAACGGTTGTGGGCCAACGAATCGTAACCATTTTGGCCAGAATATAACCAAAATTGGCACAAACCCCCATAATCTAACGGTTTTGGGGGTTGTTTTGTATCGGTGGTACCGATGTAAAGCAGATAAAAGCAGATAAAAGCAGATATAATCAGATAGCCGAAATGGCTACGATACCCCACGGTGCGTACCTATAGGCGGAAATTCCTCTATAAAACAGATACATTACGATTCTTTTTTAGAAAAAAAAATAATTAATTTAGTAAAGATAAACATACAAAAATGGCCCAATGTACAAAGTACACCGAGCCGTTGCGGGTTATAGCAAAAAAACGATGTGTTTTTATCTGCTTTTATCTGCTTTTATCTGTTTTGCAATGCGTTTTGCCCATCGTTGTGCAGGGGTGCCACCCCACAATGCCCATGCAATTGCCATTTTGGATGTACGATCGCGCCGTTTATCTGCGTTGGCCTGCGAGTGGCGGGCAAACCATGCGGCCATTAGCTCGATTTGTTTATCTGAAACGGTACCCGATGCCAACCGGCGTGCGGTTCTCATACCAGTACCCGGCACCCGTTTGTTACCCTGCTCTTTATATGCGGCGCGTTTGGATTGTGGCAACGATCGGTTGTATTCCAATGCGCGGTTTGCGATTAATTGTATTTGCCGTGGTACCTTGTATTGTGCCATGTATCCCCCAAAATATGTTAGATTATATATGGAAATGATAACACAAACCGTTGGATATAGATGACAGCTGCAGAGTATAAACAATACGCCATATCACGCAAAATACTATTGTTGCGCCGTGAGGGTTACCCCCAACGGCAAGCTACCGCGATTGCATTTCGTATGTGGAAAGATGGCGAGTTAAAACAACCCAAACCCGGCGAGCGTAAACGCCAAAAGGATTTGCGGCGGCGGCGTTGGTATGATCAACGTAAACGTATGAGGCGAAACGATGATTAAAACCCAACATATTATTGCACCATACCAATGCGATCCCGATACATGGGTATTGCGCGTGGCGTGGTTACACAATCGATTGGTTGCCTATATGGATGCCATGCCATGTATCGTTGTATCCAACCACACGCAGATATTGGCCGGTTGTTATGGTGATGATGAGGATGAAGATCAACGGCGCGTTGGTTTGCGCGCAACATTGTTGCACGTTGGCCATACTGCAATGGGATATGGCAACGAGCTGTTTATCATATTGCCCGATGATGAAACGCCAACCGATGGCATGGTATCCCAAATGCGGGTTTGGCGTGAAACGCGCAACGATTTTGATCACCCTATGAATGTATACGCGGGTACATGGCAGCATTGGTTGGATGAGTTCGAGGCGGAATACAACCCCGCGCCAACCCCGTTACCCGACACCCAACAAACCCCCGCGGGCGATGATGATTCCGAGGATTACACCGAGATATAGCCCCACGCAGGCCCACCCCGAGGGGCCACCACCCCATGGGGCCGTGTGTGTGGCGGCAACCCCCCCCCCGCATTCTT